CAGCATCAAATCTAAAAACATCACCTGTAGTTACAGTTTTAGAGGTATCTAAATTTGCATAAGCAAGTAGATTGCCAGCAGATGAAGCATCTAAAATACCTACTGCTACAACAGTTCCATAATTGGCAGTTGCAGTTGGATACTCGATAGCTGCTGAGTTAGTTGCAGTTGTTGGTGATGTACCAGATACAGTAAAAGTAGCAGTTTGTCTTGCATAAGAACCACCTGTTACTTCAGTACCGCCACCAGTATCATCTGGTGCTACAGTATATAAAGCTACATATAGGGTAGATGGTGCAGTGTAAGAAACTCCGCCAAAAACATGATCCAATACTTTGTCTTCTAAATAATCGCTAAATCCAGCCATTTATTTCTCCTAATTATTACTCCAATAGTAAATATTTTTTCTAGCTTTTCCGTAAGATCTTCTTCTTGGTATTAAAGATCCTTTAGAAAATTCTGCTCTTTCTTGTTGCATTCTAAGTTCCTCTAAGGACTTCTCAAATTGAGCGTTAAAAAGTGGCGCTCTTTCATCTTCCATAAGAAAGACAGACGCATGTTTTAATGATCCATATAAGTAAATATCTGGATGCGAGGTTAATACAAAATTAGTTGTATTAGAATCGCTTAAAGCATCTATTTTACTAAAGTATGTTAATTGTAATGTATATTCGGTATCAGGGGTAGGTGCAAGTTCCATTGTATTATCTACCAATGCGTAATAAATTGGTTGACCAGTAATGTTGTTGTTGGCTTTTCTATATATATCTAATGATTCAATAGACATTTGCATTAATGGGGTAAAGTTATTAGATGTAATTTCTACATTAATAGCCTCTAACCAATCGGTTGGCAATGATAGATATTGAGCATCTGCGGTAGCGGTAGCTCTTTTAATTTGATCTGCAACGCGCAATCTTCTGTTTAATTCGGCTTCGGTATTGTCAATAAATATATCTATTTCAGATGTAAGATCTGATCTGTTTAGATAATTCGCTATGTTTGTTTTTAATTCGCTGTATGTCATAGTTTACCTTGCCATGTTCTAAATACTTTATTATCTGAATTGTTTAGCCATTTCTTCCATGCTTTCATATCGTTAGCCCAGCCTTCTCGGCAAGCTCTTTGATAAACTACCAATGGGACTTCAGCAACATGTCTAAAGTCTTTCCCTGGTTTTACATATTCTGCAATGTTTTTACAATGCTCTATAACTGGCTGAACATCCTGTTTGGTGTGATATACCAACTTTTCATCTTCAGTTGCAAATTCGTGGGTAAAACCAGTCTTGCTATCTATGAGTGTTCTTCTAGCCATATTGCTTTTCTAAAAATTCAACAACTTTAATTTTATCATTGACTTCGGCTATTTGACTAATAATTTTATCTAAGTATTCAGTAAAATTTGTGTGTTCTGGTATCGAGGTTGGATTATCTAAGTAAATTTCTAAATCCAAAGATAGCTTAGATAATTCACCTTGTAGGTGAGATTTGTAAGATTTGAGGATATTTATTTTATCCATAAAAAAAGGTGGGGAAGAAATTAATCTAGCCCCACCTCATCCCGATCAATTAAGATACGCTAAGATCTGCAACAACACCATGAGCAGCTTCGTTGGATACTTCTAATCCATACTCAACTACGATCATTTTTGTCATAGCATCGCCTATTGTTGAGATATCAATAGTTTTGAAATCTCTTAGGTAAGATACTTTTGCAAATTCAGGATCAACTAAGAGGAGTGATCTTTCTCTTGATCTGTTTGATGGAACGATTTTGAGTTCACCAAAGTCAGATGAATAGATAGATACTGAAGCCTCTACTGTATTTGAATCTACAAATTGTCTTGCTTGTGTTCTACCTGTGAAACCAGAAATAACTTGTTTGTTATGTGGGCCACAAATAGCTAATGATGGTTCGCCACCATTAGTGAAGCATAGTTGTAGAACATCTTTTAAAAGAGTTTCAGATAAAGCTCTTTGAGTTCCGTCAGTTGGAGCAGCACCGCCACCTGTAGAAGCACCACCAGTTCCTCTTGAATCGTTTGAAGTGATCCAAGATTCGAAACCGCCAGTTACCCTTGCAGTTGAAGCGTTACCAGTTGTTTTAGCTCCGTTTTGACATAGAGCTTCTTCCATATCTCTTTTAAGAGCTTTAGACATAATAGCAAGTTGGTGAGCCATTTCTGATCTCTTACCTGCTGGATCTGAACTCTCTTGAGAGCCTGTTACTGTTGCATCTCTTTTTGAGATCATACATACATTACTTTGCCTTACAGTAGCTGTAGCAGCTGCTCTTGAAAGTTCAAAACCTTCAAGCTCGCCACTTGAGCTAGGTGTAGGTAAAGATTCGGTTTGCCAATCAAACACCACATTTTTAACACTTCTTTTGCCGATTGAGGACATGAAGGGAGTTTGCATTGGGGAGATGTTGTAAATGATATTACTTAAATCTTCCCTGTCAGCAGTAGCGGTGTAAGTATCAAAAGCGTTAGTTACTTTTGCCATGAGTTTACTCCTATATAAAAATTACTTTAACATTTGTTCAAAAACTTTGGCTGCATCTGTTGTTTTACCAGTTTTAGCCAACCTTTGTTTTGCTCTCTTGACAGGAGCTACCGATTTAACTTTCCTTGTTGAACCAGGTCTTGCCACACGAGCTGGTGCTTTTTCGGTTGGTTTCTTCTTCGTTGCTTCAACTGTTTTGTTGTTCAACCAAGCGTTCCTCAAACCAAGCAATGCTCTGTAGTCGTAGATAGAATCCATCTCTTGTGGTGTGTAACCTAGAGTGTTGATTCCATATTCACGAATAGCTAACTTTTCTTGTTGGGCTATTTCTGGATTCTTCCATTCAGGAACAATCTCAAGAAGTTTCTGCTGACCATATTCTACGAATTTGGCTAACTGCTCTTGCTGTTTCTGCGCGTTCTCCTGTTGAAGTCTTTGCTGTTCAGCTTGAGTAGCTTTTAGCTTCTCTTTCTTTTCATCCCAAAGTTGCTTTTCACGAACATAACCAACGGGATCATCTTCGTACAACCTGTTCCAATCTGGCTCGTTTGCTAACTCTCCGCTTAATTGTGCTTCAAGTTTTGGTAGCAACTGTGCATAGATTGCATCTCTTTGCGCTAACTCTTGTTGTGCTTGCTCAATGGCTTTTCGTTGTTGAGCTAACTCTTGAGTTTTGCGCGTGTAATCTTGCTGACGAGAATATCCGCTTTGGAGTTCCTCAAGCGTGACCGCTACTTCTTCTCCGTCAATCTTGACTGTGTAAGAAGTGGGTTGCTCTAAGTCGTCCTCAACCTCGTTTTGTTCTTCATCATCAAATTCGTCATCTTCATCAAACTCATCATCTTCTTCAGTATCTTCTTCTTCAAGTTCAACTTCTTCAAACAATTCATCTTCTTCGATGACCTCTACTTCGTTTATATCGACTTCTTCAACTGTATCCTCGGGGGGAGTTAAGAAACTCTCAAAAGCGACAGTAGCTTTTTCATTATCAGTTTGTAAAGCAGTCGGTTTATCCGTTATTGCCATAAAATACTCCTATATTGTATTTTTATAGTATTTTATACGAATTGTTTATAAAAAGAAAAGTTTTACGCGATATTGCGTATCTTGTTGATATAGCTTTGGGTGAGTTTACCCTTTTCAGCCATGATTCTTAGGTGTTTTTCTATCTCTGATAATAATAAGACTGACTTATGTAAATGCTCTCTACTATTCACATTATCTATATCTTGATCTTTTAACCAAGCATCAATATAAGTCTGTTTTAAATTTTCTAATACTTCTTTAAATATTTCTGAATTTAATATTTGTTGAGCTTGTTCAGCTTTGACAGCTTCTTCGTGTGTAACCATTAAGCAAACAATCCTAGAGGTCTTGGCAATCCTGATGTTCTAATGCTTGGCATTTTTTCTAAAGCATTTAATCTTTCTTCTATATCAGAAAGGCTTACCTGTGGAATACCAGCGATTGCTCTATTGATGTCTTGTTGTGTTACAAATTGTGATGTGTCTGGCATCCTGATTTGTGGCAATGATCCAAGTATGTCTGATCTTAAACCAGTAATATCTTGTTGGGTTAAAAATTTAGAAGTATCTATTTTTGGTATGTTTGGTAATAGACTTGGTATTTCTTCCCTAGAAACAAATCTTGATGTATCTACTTGCGGAATATCTATTGGTATGTCTTTTAGTAATTGTGGTATTTCTTCTTTAGAAACAAACTGTGATACATCTATTTCAGGTAATTGAATTTGTGATAAATCAAATTGTGGCAATTTGCCAAAGAAATTAGGTAAACCATCTGGAAGAATATCTTGTGATAACGGAAAAAGTCTTTTAGGCATAGGCGTACCAACTGGTGCGTAAGGCATCATTGGCTCACTTGCTTCATACACTTCACCTTTAGTGGGCAGCGTTGGAAATACTGGTGCAACATCTCTTGGAAGATTAACTACATTAAGATCTGCTTGTGTATAGCCCATCGGCTGTTCTGGTGAAAAGCTCATACCAGGTGCAACAACATCTTCAAATGGCATACCGCCTGCAATCGTGCGTGCGTAGTTAAAACCAGATGTATAAGTAGGATCTGATTCTGGTATTACATAGCTTCCGTAATCATAGGTTGGTGCTTGAGTTTGTTGATTTTGTAAATAACTCATTAAACCACCAGAAGATTTGCCTAGAGGAAATGCACCGCCAATGTTTTCTATTAATTGCGCTAGTTTAGTTTCATCAACTTCACCATCACGCATAAATTGTTGTTGGTAGGGGTTAAACTGTTGTATTGCCATATTAATCCGTTATCAGTTTATCTATTTTAGCATCAAGTTTATCTATTTTGTCCATCAATCTTGAATACTCTAAATTATGAGCTTCTCTTGTTACATAATCTCTAGCCACTTCTTCTCTGGTTTTATTTAATAAAATTCCCTGTCTTTGGATTTCAGATTCATTCTTTTTAATAGAGTTCCATATAGGAGCTAGAACAAGTGTTACAACTAAATTCCAAATAAATATCCAAGAAAATTCCATTTTAATACCAATCAATAGCTCCAGAGATGAGGCCTTGGACGACCATCTTCCATTTCTGCGATATCCAAATGTATAAATCGTCCATTACCTTTTTGATTAACTCCAATGCCTTTAAAACCATGTGCTATACCTTTGTATAACACCTCTAATGCTTTTTCGTGGCTTACAGCAATATCTACTGCAATACCTTCCGCGTGTGTTCCTGGCTTACTTTTCTTTGCTTCTATCGGATGTTCAGGACATCTGTAGCCAGATGATATAACTAGGGGAAATCCTAAGTCATCACGCAATAACTGTAGTTTATCAATTAATTTATGATTTATCTCATTTTTTCCACAATGTTTACACGAAAATTCTTCTAGCTTAAAGTTCTTCCAGCTCATTTTTCTCTGCTTACTCCTTTCATCTTTTCATAAGATCTTGCACCTGCAAGGCCAAGCATACCCATGACTATGGTTGATAATTGTGAAAAATCAAACTCTGGTAAATCTACTGTGCTACCAGATAAGACCAATATCCATTCTATAAGCGGTGCGAATATAAAATGATAGGCTAAAGATACTCCGCACACCCAACCTATGAATGGTCGCCATCCAGCTACAAATATAGATTTATGTGCGGCTTCTTGTTGATTTACTTTTATTTGTGCAAGGTTGGCTTCTTGAATAGACATCAATAATTCATGTTCTAGTTTTTGTTTGAGATCTTTGTCAGCAACAAACTTATCTAATATCTTGCTAACTGGCTCTATAAATTTATCAATCATTTACCTTGCCCCCTATACATTTTATAAGATCTTTTTTTGTGTTTATTCATGGTAGCCATAGACTTATGGCTTCT